TTAGTCTCTGATTTCTTAGCATTAGTTTCACTGGCCTTAGAATTTGTTTCGCTTGTCTTAGCGTTACGTGCAGAGATAGACGCACTGTCCTCACTTGTCCTAGCATTAGTTTCAGAAGCCTTGGCTTTTGTTTCGCTTGCCTTAGCATTGCTTGCAGAAGTTGCTGATTCTTGAGCTTTGCTTGTGGCAAGTTCTGCCGATTTTTGAGCTTGTGAAGCAGAACTGCTTGCTGAGTTGGCTTTTTCTGCCGCAGCTTGTGCTGATTCTTGAGCCTGTGATACGGATTCTGCCATGCCGTCAAGATAGTTCTGAATAAGTCTTTGAATTTCAGTGTTAAAATCCTCAACAGTTCCCATCCGCTTAACTATTCCGGGTGCGAAACACATCCATATCTGCTGTTTTTTCGTATCGGAGTCGGTCGATACCGCCCATTCTCCGGCTTTCATTTTTAAGGGGTCAAACTCCGCGTATGCCCCTCGTCTCATTTGAATTGCCATAAGCTATACCTCGCTTTCGTCAATGCCTAATTTCTGACACAATCTTGAAAACTTATCTTCCAGTTCATCTGTGTGTTTTTGCATCTTATCAATCTTCTGCTCGTCTCCGGCAAGTCTTAAGATTAGGAATTGCTCATAGTTCATGCCATAGTACAGTGTATCATCATCCGATGTTGCTTTATTTTGGAAAATCATATCAAGATTTTCATCGACATGTCCTTTATCTTTAAGGTTTTTGATTATATCCTGTGCCATTGCTCCAAAATATAACGGTTTGTCTGAATATCCTTGTCTATTAAGATTGTATTGAAATAAATCGACTGAGCCTACTGCGTCAATATAATCTTGATTAATCGCTTTAATATTCTTTTTTAAGCGTTTATCTGATGAACTCCATACCCAAGTAGCATCAACTTGGAAACTTAAGGCACTGCCATTCCAAGCGCAATGATATGTATGACCTGTTGCGTCACCACACATTGCATATCCTCTATCGGTTTCTCTAAATTTATCAGAGCCTATCTCTTGAGCATACATTGTCTGTGCACCTATAGAGCCTGTGGCTCCGTAAAGTGTAATCAAATTCTCACCATTTTTAACAATTCGCAAGACCGCACCATTCATCCAAAGCTCATAATTGTTTCCTGAATTGTCAGTAGCTGTTAAATCAATCGTTGAATTACTTAAATTTCCGTTCAGTGCAATACTTCCACCGGACATATTAAAATTTGAAGCGGTTACTTTTCCATCGTTGTCAACTACAAACACTCCATTTCCAATATCAATTGTTCCGCCAACAATATTCTTGCCGGTAATTGTTGTTCCTGTGATGTTCTCAGCGTCAACTGAACCAGCCTTAACATCAAGTGCATTTACATAGCTTGTAGTCACTGTGTCTTTGGTTATCTGAGTGACTTTAGCAGTAGCTTCAGCCACATTATCCCAAGCAATTTTCACACCGCTATCAAGTGTCAAGCCTTTATTGTCAAGGGTGACCAGTGTTTTACCTTTTGCATCCTTAACATACTGCACACCACTTACATTGTTTTCCCCGCCTAAAGTAAGTGTTCCGCCATGCGCCCAGTCAAAATTAATGCCGATAGCCGACATGACATTGAAAATAGCGTTTCCGTCTTTATCAATTCCGGCTTTCCATGTTTTGCCGTAATCATTTGATACAGCCATGCCATTAGCCGTCATTTTCCACTGTATGTTGCTTGAATTAAGGTCGGCTTTATTGTGCATAATGTAAATAATTGAGCCATCCTCTTGTACCTGTTCAGTCTTAAAAAGTCCGAGTGATTGAGACATTAGCTGTGTCAGTAATTGCATTTGCTTGTCATATGCACTTAGTTGTATCTGTGCAACTTTCCTAGCCTGTACAATAGCCTTTGTCTCATTACTGAATTTATCAGCACTATTCCTTGAAGCATTTTCAGCATCGCATGAAATTTTAGTGCCACTTCCAACTGTAAAAGTTCGGTTAGAAATAAAACAGCTATAGGTATTCTGCTTGCGGTCTGTCACAAGTGCCACATCTCCACTCTCAATCAGTGGGTTTGACAAGAGTGTAGCGTCAAGAGGTCTGAACCTCATGCCACCGATTTTTTTGAAGATATAATTTGCAACTGTCTGTGCCTTGTCTGCCGAAATAAACGGATTATCAGAGATTGAGACTACATATCCCTCTTTTCCGGCAAGTGCATTAACATCTTTTGTCTTGTCCTCTTTTGAGGTTACAGTTACCTTTACCCCGGTGATAACAACATCATCGGTCGCAACATTCAAGTCTTTTTGCGTGTAAATATTGTGGTAATTTCTCGTTTCTGTAAATGTTCCACCATCAACGCTATCTCCACTTGAATAGTCGGTGAAATTTCCACCATTCAGTGTATCTCCGTCAGAGTATGGTGTAGTTTTTGTGCTAAAAGTTCCACCATTGTAATTTTGGCTCCCAAACTGGCTCATATCATACCACTCGATAAGCAATTCACCATCGTGACCGCATTTGCCCCATAATCCGCTTAACTGTAAGATGTAAGCTATTACCTGTCCATATGTGAGTTTTTGATTATCACTAGGTATCTCGTTAATCACGTAATCAGAGTTATCAAATCTCGCCATAGTAAAAGGTACATCACACTTAATACAAGCGTCTCTGACTACCTCATACGCTGTCGTAGGGTAGCTTAAATTGCTGTCATACTCACGATTGAAATTATTAATATTGTCAAGGCAAGTAAGCGTTATGAGTGAGCCGTCATAGCTTGTCTCGCTGACTCTATACTCACCAATTTTTAGTTTTTCGGTTGTGCCGTCAGAAAAACTTTTTGAAACATATGCTGTTACGCTTGCCTTATCAAAATCATACTTGCTGTAATCTTCATAAATGTTATTCAGCTTAATTTTCAGTTTTCCGGCAATCAAAGCCCCGATTGTGAAAGTGCCATTACTCGATGTTGAGTCATTGACCTCGAAGCCGTTTGCCCACAGCTCACTATCACTAATAGGAATTTTTTCACCGCTTGCCGTAACTATGTCAGCAAAACAATTTACATTTATATCATTATCGAGCATTACTGCCCTTTGCCATTTAGCCGATACGTTAAGCATTAAATCACCGCCTTATACTTCTATGAGGTCGAAACTCAATGTCTCATACCTCTTATTGTTGATAGTCCATATCTTGATAGGTGCGCTTCTATCACCTACATAGAATGTACGTGTTTCATCAGTGCCACTCATAGCGTCAGGATATGTTACTCTGATATATTCGGGGTTTACCATTTGAAGTATCCTTGCTGTCCTAGCTGTGTCTGTACCACTCCACGACAATTTAAGTTGCCGTTTCTGCGCTATTCTATTCTTGTGCATTTGAGCATCCTGTGTTCGCCCACTGTCGCTTGCAGACACATCAATCATGCCCCATTCAAAAGTTGATGGAGTGGGTAATGCCACTCCATCTACTAACATCATTGCCATATTGTTACCTCGTAAAAAGACACCCACGCAAGGGTGAGTGTCTTAGCCAAATTCATTTGCTACAATATATCGTTGTCCGTGCTTTGCCTTGCCTACTTGTGTCATGCGATAGAGCGTTTCACTGTCGCACTTAAACACATTTTCAATGACAGGTGCAGAGTTTCCGCCGGCATTATAGTTCATCATTACTTGTGCCATTCCTTCCATGACAGCCTGTTTAATTCCCTCGGTGATTTGCCGGTTGTTTGCAACTACGTTTTTGCCGTTTGAGAATTTACCGACTAACTCATTGTGATTAATGAAAGCCATGCCGTCCTCTCCCCTTGGGAAAATTCCACCACTAGCAAGCCTTGGAATATGTACTTTCGGAACTAACGATACTCCGTTCCAATTTGCACCAGCCACCTTAGCAGCCACAGAAACAACTTTGTTAAATCCTCTTAATAAAGAATTAATTCCACTGACAACAAAATTAACCCCATTCTCTATTTTTGATATAACGTAGTTCATAGCCCCTGTGACACCGCCTCTTATTGAACTCCACACATAATTAAACGCGTTTGTAATTCCGTTTTTCATAATATTAAAGCAGTTCGTGATAGGCGAAATAACATTGCCATTAAACCAACCCGCCACGCTTTGCCAAGTAGATATAACAAAGTTCTTTGCTACGCTAAGTGCCGATGTTATGCCAGCTTTCAACATATTAAAAAAGTTTGAAATCGGTTGTATTACTGTACCGCTAAACCAACTTGCCACCCCTTGCCATGTTGAAAATACAAAATCTTTTGCTGTCTGTATCGTTGTCTGTATAAGCGTTTTTAAAAAATTAAACAGATTTGAAATTGGAGTAATTACATTATTATTAAACCAGCTTGAAGCTACTATCCAAATTGCTTGAATTATTATCCAAACACCTTGAAAAATCTGTTGTGCTCGTGTAGCAAAGCCTTTAAAAAAGCCAACTATCGGCTCAATTACTGTGGAACTAAACCATTTCGAAGCTCCTTGCCACACAGTTACTATGTCTTTCCATAAAGAACCGAAAAAGCCACTTATGGTTTTCCACATATCTTTAAAAAATGAAACTACAGGCTCAATGACATTTTCATTGAACCAATCGCCAACCGTTGAAAATAGTTCACAAATTGTGTTCCAATTATCTTTTACTAAAACAACGATTGTTGATACTGCCGCCACTATTGCTCCAACAATTACCGCCGGCAATGCTGCCACACCAGCTAATATTGCTCCGATTGTGGCTAATGCAACACCTATTACCATTAGAATTTCATTTATCCAACTAAATCCGTCTTTTAACATTTTGACAAAATTTACAATAGATAAAATTGTTCCGGCTATTGCCGAAAAAGCAGAACCAATTGTTGCTAATAGGTCTACTGCCCCTGTTCCGAATGCGGCTGTTATTGCATCACCCAAGCTTAAGCCACTAAATAATCCCTCTATGAGCAATCCAAGATTAGTTGACAATGAGGCGAAAATCGTTTTAAATGCTTGCATTATTGCCGTTCCAATGCCGGCTCCTTCTACAAGCTCAAATCCAATTTTTGAAGCAATTGCTTCTGCTATTGCTTTCGATAATGATTTTCCAATAAAAGCAAGTGCCACTGAACCCAATTTTAACGAAATTATCTTTTTTATCAGCAATGTGCCAACTATTATCTCAACAGTTTTAATGTCTAAATTGCTTAAAAAGTCCGTAATGCCTTTGAGTACGTCTTTCCACGACACATTTTTAATTGCCGTGGTTAGCATGGTGTATATTCCTTGTACCCATGCATTAATAGTTTTTGCTAGTAACGCAAAATCAAAATTCTTAAAAAATCCATTAATGCTGTTAGCAATCGACAAGCCAAAATTAGTCCAGTCGAATGTTGTACCGAATGAATTGAGAAAATGCAAAGCTGTGTTCAGTGAACCAGCTATTGTTGCACCCAAATCGTAAAAGAGTCTTGGGCTGATTAAGCCATTAAGGAAGTCTGCAAGTCCTTTTCCGAAATTGTCAGCTTTCTGATATATCTTCTTCCAATCAATGCTCTCCATAGCACTCGCAAGAGCGTCACCGATGTACTTTCCGAGTGAGTATAAATCTTTGATTGATGATTTGTATTTTTCAATCAATCCATCGGTCTTTTTCAGTGAGCTATCAACGCCACCGCCAGCTCCACCACCACCTGAACCACCACTGCCTGAACCGCCACCACTGCCACTATCGCTGTTATCGTCAAGTGCGTGTATCTCATCTATACTAAGCAGTGTCTTTTTCAGTTTTTGTGCTTTCTTGTTGGAACTATCAGCGTTATCACCAATATCACCAACTCCGTCAGCTATGTCCTCCATGCCGTCAACAGTAGCACCGCCACCACTTATCTCGATAGTCCAACCGAAGATTGCTCCGAGTGCGTCAGCTACAGTTCTTGTAAAGCTGATAACCTTGAGCATTATTTTACTTAAGGCTTGAACAAACGGCTTTAAAGCATTGATTACTACGCTACCTATGATACTGCCCCATGCTTGGAACTCTTGCTTAAGGACTCTTACACTATTCGCCCATGTCAATTTGTTATCGTAAAGGCTTTTTATCCTCTACTTCTTATAGTTTCCTATAAGTTCAGCGTACATTTTCAACCACAAAAATAAGACGCATCTCTACGTCTTATGGTTGTCGAGCACTCTTGGGAAGATTATATTTATTCACTTCCTACGCGTTACAGTGTCAATCAGCCTTTCGCTATCTGATTGATTACCTCGGTATTGACTTATTGATGTTTAAATCAACTTAGTTTTCACCGACTTTGCTCGATTTTTCATCAGCATATTACTATGCTGCGCGACACATGAAACTAACGTTTCGTTTATCGGCTGTCTTGGCGAAGTCTCCCTGTGCAGCTTGCGTATTTGCCATGACATAATTATATCTTAGCAATACCTTTTCAGCTTGCGTCATGGACTTGATATTTGCGTCAAGTCCATTTTTCATAGCCCACTCTGAAAGTGTGGCTTGTGTTAAATCAAGTCCGTATCTCCTTAATGGTGCGATTGTTCCTGTGAAAATGGATTGTAAGCTCTTTGCAACATCAGCTTGGTCTACATCGTAGAATGAAGCCATGTCGCCCGCTAATTTTGTAAGATTAAGCGACATATCAGCCATACTGTCTGTGGTCTTGTATAGCGTGTTATTTTGGCTCATAAGAGCTTTATTTGCCACTGCCGTACCATTTGCCACTTGCTCTGATGAAATACCTATAGAAGTACCTAGCGCTTGGAAACGGCTTGATATTTGCTTAACTGTCAGTTCCGACATTCCAAAGTCTTGAATTGATGTTTTTGTAAAATCATCAACTTTGCTTGCCATGTCACCAAACGTGGTATCTACTACGTTTTGAACCTCTGTTAATTGGCTTGCTAAATCAACTGCACCGCCTATTTTTCCGACAGCTCGCATAACCAACCAATAAGTTGCGTAAAACTTACCGATAGTTGAAGCTAAGCCTCTAAATCCGCTTCTTGTACTCTTAATTGACTTAGTTGTGTTTGAAAAGCCTGTTACAAGTGACCTACTAGCCGAGCCGACTTTTGAGCCTTGTTGTGACAGATTAGCAAGCGCATTAGTCATTTGAATAATGTTGTTGCTGACTCTCGGTGCGTTAGATAATGTTGTCATTACCTCTTTTAAGGCACTGCCAAGGTTTCTGATGTTATCTGCAGCATAACCGGCTGATTTTGAACCGAGCTTTGAGATTGAAGCTGTTAGCTGTGTAATCTCTGCTGATTGCTTTGATATGCTCGCAAAGCCCGACAATTCTGTTGCCATGCTCTTTAAAGCACTTGCCGAGCTGACAAGCCTTGCAGTATCAAGGTTGCCGAGCTTTTCCATGTTAGTTGCAATCTTGCTAAAGGTACGTGTGTCAATACTGCTCACACTTCTAAGTGATGTTGCAAGTTGTGACATTCCGCTCGCAAAATTGCTTATGCTTGCACCGTTGAGGGAATTGAGAGTACTTCCAAGTCCTTGCAACTTGCTTTGCAAATTGCTTATGGCTTTAGTCGCTTGCTGTGCGTCCGACTTGATTTGAAGCTCAATGCTCTCTGCCATTTTCTCACCTCCCTGTAATAAAAAAGAGCTACCCTAAAGTAGCTCTCATGTATTTATCCTTTGAGCAGATAGTATGTTGTAATCAATCCAACATATCCGTCTTGCTTAAGGCCTCTATTCTTTTGAAATACCATGACACATTTAGTGAGGTAGTCGCTCCACTCTTTGTAATCAGTATCAAGTTTGTAAAAATGATACTTGTCATGCAGAGTTTTTCTCAACCACTTAATGGCTGTCGGGCAGTTATGCTTCTGACCGCTCCACAGATTGTGATTTTTAGCAAATCTCTGTGAATTAACTCCAAATCTGCCATCCTCTTTAAGCTCATTTGTGTCAAATCCGATGTTCATGGCATGTTGCCATTTTCTTACATTATCATTGTCGAGGTAATATTCCTCATTGCCTTTCCAAGCGTTATTCTTTACCGGAGTTACCGTTGGTGCCGGAGTTACCGTTGGTGCCGGATTATTCTCTATTCCATCACCCTTACCAAGCTCAACATAGAGTAAGTTAGCGTCAGTGCTGTTATTCAGACCGCTACAAGTAAACGCGCTTGAATACTGCCAGCCATACAGAGGATGTTGAATAACAGGCTTCTTTGCACTGTTAGGCTCATCACCTATAGACATTCCCTTAGTTGACGGATAACGTGCAATCCAAAATGGACAATTAATCTGATTTGCGTATGGTGCAATGTACTGATTGTAAAAGCTAAGCCCTGTGTATACACCAAAGTTAAGTCCAGCGCTCTTGATAACGCTCTGATATGTGTTGATAATATCAATAAGCGTCTGTCCGAGTCCTTGCTGGCACTTGTCCTCAACATCCAACCAAACAAAGGTTTTTCTTCCGCTAAGTGTCTGAATGACCTTATTTGCGTCCATCTTTGCCTTGTCTACTGTTGTAGCGTATGAGTAGTTATAAACACCTTGTATTGGCATTCCTACATCAGTACAGCCTTTCCAGTTTTGCTCAAAGGTTTTATCCGGATTAAGGTCTTTGCGGATTATTTTAAGGATTGCAAATTGAACCCCAGCCCACTTAACCTTACTCCAATCAATATTTCCTTGATATGACGATACGTCAATTCCTTTATATGCCATATTTTCACCTCATTAATCAGGACTTTCAGGTAATCCCGACCGTCTTAATGCGTTAATTCGTTGCTTCATTTCGTAAACAGCAATTTCCTCGTTAGACTCCTTGTATTTAGGCTCGTTATCTTTTGAGTATTGCTCATTTAATGATTTCTCAATGTATTTTGCTCTTGCCTTGTTGCCGTTCAATGCCCTGTCGATAGCTGTAAGAGTTGCACTTAATCCGTATGTGCCCCACCAAGCCCACATGTTGGAGTCGGCTTCTCTTTGTGCAAGCATATAAGCCTTTGAATAAGGCTCTAAATCAGCCGGACAAGACATATCTATGTCCTCAACGCTAAATCCATAGCCTTTAGTTACCAAAAGCCAATATGGGCGGATTTCGTTACAATATACTTCCCATGTAAGCTCTTTTACTTCTTGATTGGTTTCTTCTTGGCTGTCTGTACCTCTTTCGCCAGCATCTTTGATAAAAAACTGTTTTTCTCCATTTCAGCCGACAAATCGTTGTAGAGCGACATTATATCTCCACCCTCTTCATTCTCTGGGTCGAGATAATCGTCAAGCAAATCATACATCTTCGCTAATTGCTTCTCTTTTGCTTCTTTATCGTCAAAATCAAAGCCAAATTCGTCAGCGTGAAACTTTTGCAAGCCCACGAGCAAAAACTCCGGTAAAAATCCAAGCATGTTGTCAATGACTTCAAGTCCCTCGCCCTTTTGCTCCATTCCTACGAGCCTTGGGATAATTTTATTCTTATATACCGGTGCATATCCGAATTTAACTGTATACTCTTTTCCACTTAATTTAATTTTCATTTTATCTTTCCCTTTCTCCCTAATTTATATAGGGAAAGAGGCAGTATAAAACTGCCTCCATTACCTTACTATATTGTTTCTTCAAGTTCGCTGTCAGCCGTGCTATCATCATAGCCAACCGCTACGGCTTTTTTCGATTGGCTCATGATTTTTTTGTGAGTGTGATTGCTGTTGGATAGTCTTGGTCATCCTCTGTGACCGCAACATCGTAGTTATCCTCAATCCACTTAGGTACTGTCTGAACTGATACAGTCGCAGTTCCTGTTAAGTGGTCATTGGAAGCCTCACCTGGGGCGAATGACTCCTGTCCAATAAAAGCGCAGATACCCTCTGAACCTTTTCCGTCTGTACCATAGAGAATGATAAAATCAAGCTTCTTGCCCTCGTTAGTTACCATCTCATCCTTGTACTTCTTCTCAAAAGCTCCCTCGACCTCCATAGAACCGGCTGAACGTCTGCCCATCTCCTGTGTCTCTACTAAATCTTCAAGAGTTGAAGTATCTACCATGTTTTGTGAACCGAATGGTGAGGGAATTGATTTTGCTCTAAGTAAGAGCTTGTAAGTTCCAGCCCAGTAATCGCCACTTGTGGCGGATGCGGTTGGTGTCTTGTAAGCAATTCTGCTTTTTAATCCTGTTGCCATTTTTATTACCTCCTAATTTTTCATAAAAAAATAAGAGCCAAAAAGCTCTTATAATCTATCATTCCAGTCGAATGACCGCCTAGCACGTAATGTTGCTGTCCATAATTTGCCGTTTTTTCTAGCGAATGGGGCTGGCACTAGCTTAAATGACATAGCTTTGTACTCATCAGCCACTGTCTGCGCCACATTCAAGGCTTCCGAACGGCTTTTATTCGTTGTAACAGTTACTTGTGCCGTAAATAACACTGTATTTGTTCTTCTGCCCTCTAAATCCTCATTCTGTTCAATAGGTTCGAGCGCTTGAACTAGCACTGTTGGGAAACTAGCCACTGCACTGTCCGACTGTTCCTCTTGTGTGAATTTCAGTTTGGGATATTTAGTTTTCAATTTTTTCTCACATCGGGTTTTCACAATCGCATATGTAAGGTCTTCAAGGTCATAAGCCCATTGATTTTGACTCGCCACTTTATCTCACCTCAACTAAAATTTTTTCGTGCCGTTCTCATAATGTCATTCTCCATTTCTACAAACGCGTGATACATCGGCATTGTAGGTGTAATGCCGTATGAATGGTGTAATTCTCCGCTTTCGTCTCTCCAATACCAACCCTCACTATCGAATGCGTGTGTCTGTCCCGGAAAAGTTCCTTGACCGCCTCTCGCGTCATTGAAGTGTGGTTTAGCTCTCCAACCCGAGCCGTATTCAGCCATAAGCAAAGGCGATACATCAACTGTTTTGAGTCCGTCAGCCGTTTGCCATGTGCTTTGTATCTGCCCTGTTTCGGTAGCAAGCACAATAGCTGTACAGCCGTCCGTTGTATCTTTAATTTCGTAACTAAACGTAATATAGTGTCCGAAATTACCTGTATTTGCTCGTGCTACAGCAATGCCATTACTAGCAAGCTCTCCGACAAACGCTATGCACTTGTCCTGTAAGCGGTCTTTGTATCTTTCAAGCTTATCTATCGCATCTTGTATAGATTTTTCTGTCAGAGAAACGTCAATCTTCATAATTACACTTCTTTCACAACTGCTTTGAGCATGTATTTAACTGAATAGAGAGAGGGCTTGACTCCCACTATTGTAAAGTCTGCGGAAGTTGAATCAACTAATCCGTTGGCATCCTTTGTAGGCTCGCTATCGAGCCAAATAACATCGCCCTTTTTAAAAGGGTATTCTCCTCTGTCTGTCAGCAAAACAGCATCAAAGTCAGCCGTATTAAAGCCATATTCCTTGTTCTGTGCTTCTCCTCCGTCAAACGATATATTCGCCCGAAAATCAACTGGCTCCGAAAAGCCTGTTTCTTCATGGGTGTAATATATCTTCTCTCCGTCCTCTGTTTCGTAAAACTTTGGATTTCCGTCCTCGTCCTTATCGTAAACTGTGACTGTTTGGCCTCGAAGCGCGTATTTCATGGCTTGCTTATTGATGTCAAGCATTTTTCTTTATCTGCTTGTAAATCTGATTAACACCGGTACTTGCCATGCCCGACACAATGCCGACTGCTATTGCATCAAGAATGTTGTTTGCCGGATAACCGGGAATTACAAACATTCCAACAATACCGAGCACTCCACCGGCTACACCTACGATAATAGGGATAATATTATCTTTAACCTGTGGTATCTGCTTTGAAGCATATCCGATTAAATAAGTAATTACCATAATAGCAACTACTGTAGGTACTTGTGTAAAGTCCATCAGTTTTTCCCTCCTTTACCTAAATGGATTTCCTCAATCTCATTTTTCATTTTTGTTACCATGCCATTACCACCGAGTGCGTGGTATGCGTCATACATCTCGCAAAAATTCTGATACGCATATGAGGGTATTTCGCCAAGCTTCATGTACTTGTCATGGTATTCGATAAGCTGTACTCGTAAAAGTAGCATTGTACCTTTTCCGTTTGCTTGTCGTAGCTTCTTTTCCTCTTCAATGCGCTCGTTTCTTTCTTTTGTGTCTATCGCTTTTTGCTTTTTCTGCTCTTGTAAAAGCCAAACAATATAACCCAAAAGTGCTGTCAGGACAATTGGCAAGGCAATAATGTATGTCTGATAGATTAAATTATTCATCTTACAGCCTTTCATCTTTGGTAATTGGCACACCGCCCACCACCACTTAATGTGTACCGCCTGCTACCATATTGGTAACGCACAATCTTCTTTTGCTTATAGCACTTTGACAAAAGGAAAAACTCCGACAAACAGTTTATCTCTGTCTTTCCATGTACGGCTCACTCCGCCCTCGCTTAATGCGCTCATGTAGTTCTCACCGGCTTGTGAATGGTCGTAGACAGCAAGATTGATAACGACATTTTCAAACTGCTTTAAATCAGCAGTTATATCATCATCAGTGAAAGTGTCCGGATAACACCTTTTTGCCTTTACATCTTCTGTAGCCTGTTTAATAAGCTGTTCGATTACCGGATTATCTTCCTTGTTGTCGAACACTACCACATCAGATGTTGTTTCATCATCATTTGTGACTGTATCAATATGAAATTGTTTAAGTCTGATTTTGACTTGCTCTAATGTGGTGTATTCCATGCCAAGCTCCTTATAATCCAAATTTTTCAATTAACATTTTCTTCAAGTCGCTGCCATTTATTTCTGTGGCATTTTCGATACCATTTTCACTCGCAAGCTTCTTTAGGTCGGCTGTTGACATTCTGTTAATTTCTGTTTTTGTGTATGGCGTTTCAGGTGGGTTCATAAAATCAGAAGGTACCGAATTGCTATTGCTTTCCGGTACCTCGTCTCCGACTTTATACCACACTCCATCATGCTTTATAGAGTGCGTTGCTATCATAAGCCTTAATCCTCCTTAACTTTGAGAACCATAACGCTATCCATACCCTCGAATGTAGGTAATCCAATCATAGATACGATACAGTGAGTATTGATAGGATGATTTGTAGCGTATGTGTATACAGATACACCGGTCTCAACAAGTGAGAGGTTTCCGTCTGTGATACTTCCGCTTCTTTCCTCTGGAGTCTTGCCGAATGTGTAATCGCCAAGGAATACTCCAGCAGACTGCGCAGATACAATACCTGTTGGTACAAAGTACTGTGTCTGTCCTGTCTCGTCAACATAGAGCTTGTCGTATACTTCAATCTCGATACCATATCCTCTAAGGTATTCAGTAACCTGTCCTTGCTGTAATCTGATACCGCCATTGTAAGCAGTGATACCGAGCACCTGTTTCTTTGTGTCCTCTGCCTTAAGCACCATTTCCCAAGTCTCTGTATTCATGGTGAAGCGTGTAAGTGAGTAGCCTGTAGCCTTTGCAAAATCTCTACGAGCTGTAATAAGGTCATCGAGTGGTGCACATGTGGTAGGCTTATCCCATGCGCTTGTGCCGGTAATTGACTTAAAGTGCTTTTCTTTATGCTCTGCGCCATTGTCGGCTGTGTAATCAACGACATAGTTCTTATCGCCAAGTACAACCTTTACCTTTGGTACACCATCTGTAGGTGCAAGTAACTGCCAAATCTGTCTCTCCGGTACAACTAATGCACCCTCAATTAACATCATTGGTTTCTTAGAGATTTCACGTAATACGTTATTGGCAAGGTTAGAGTTTTCAGAAGTTCTGTAATTGTCGTACTCCTGTTCCTCTTTCTCTGTTACCATATATCCCTCACGATAAAATGGCATTGAGTTCTGAATGTCGGAGAAACCTCCAACATCTCTTAACTCTGCCTGTGCATCAAAGTTCGAAGCTTTGAGCGATACCGGCAGTCCGTTCTTGCCCTTGATAAATCTAAGGTCGAGTGAGTCTTGTTTGCGTGTTCCGAATTTTTGTCTGCCAAGATAAGGGGCAGTTCCTAATGTCTTTTTGTAGTTATCCCACATTACACCGAGGCTTCTCGCTGTAAATGCTTCTGCTAATGGTAATGCCATGTTCTTCTACCTCCTTTTAGACCTGACTTGCTACAATCTTTGGTGCGCCATAGAAAGTAACTCTAGGTGTTGCAGTTCTAGCTTCATCTGCGATTGAAAGTGACTTAACTTTCTCCCAATCAATAGTTCCCTGATATACATATGTTCCAGGCGCGTCACCCATTGTTACATCTACATCGTGTAACAGATAGCCCTTGCACTCTGCGTCATTGCTTGGAAATGGTGTACCAGCCGGTACAATCTTCATTCCGTTTGTGTCTGCGCTTGTTACCATAGTCTGTGGCACAAGGCACGCTGCACCCTCATAAGGGAAAAATTTTAAAATTCCTTTACCCTGTGTAAAGTCTCTTACGATTGGTTTTCCCATCGTTCTACCTCCTGTTTTAAATTACATAGCTGTTTTGACTTTCAGCGCTTGCAACTGTACCGAATAAGATTTGTTCTGCATTTGCTACATCTGCTGGCTTTGAGTCGGGTTCATTATTGTTGCCACCATTGTTTGGATTAGGAGTACCTTTGAGTGCGTTTTTCTCATACTCCGCTATCGCATTGGCTTCTTTGTCGGACATAATTTTTCCAAGAACTGCCGTGTCAAAAGAGCCATCCTCTTTTACTACTGTCTTTGCCTGTTCAGCAGTAATGCCAAAATCAGACATTGCACTCTCTCGTAAATCTCTGACAGCATTATCTTTCTGTAGCTTGGCAATCTGCTGATTGGCTGTCTCTAAGGCTTTATTTGCCTTTTCAAGCTCCGTCATGTTGCCATTCTGTAGCTCATCAAGCTGTGTCTGTAGCTCGTCAGCTTTGTCAGCTTTAGCCTTGTACTGATTGGTTTTCTCTTTCTCTCTTGCCATTTCCTCACCGCTCTTGTTAAGCAGATTTGTTATCTGCTCATCCGTTGCGTCCGGGAAAAGCTTCAAAACATCATTTCTTGTCATTTCAATTACCTCCGTAACTCACGCTTTTGTTATCGCTGGTCGCACCAGCCGAGTTTTTCTGTTGTTTAACGCACAACTGCAAATTTTGTATAATAAAAAGCAACCTATAAGTTTTCCTTACAAGTTGCTCATTATTTGTAATATTTAAGGGTACATCTACACCCTGCTATTTCTTTTACCTGTGCCCCTAAAGAATGGTCTTTTGGAAACATCATCAGTGAATTTCCAACCTCAAACGCTTCAAAAATATCAATTCTCTTTCTGTCAACTTCTGCATGTGTAGGTCTGACATGTGAATCTTCTTTTGAGCGCCACTCTTTTGTTTTGTAACCCTGTTTCACCATTTCGGTTTGCAATCTGTAATTGCCGACCGCATTAGCTTCATTCGCAGCTACATTTTTTGCCCGCTTTTGTGAAGTAAAATACTCTACGTCAGTATTTTGCGTGGTAGCGTCAACTACCTCATTCACAATGTACCGAGCATAGTCTGTAATATATGAGGGTGTTTTCTTTGCCTTACAATACTGTGTGGCAATGCTCTCATATCTGATAATAAATTCTTTGGTGATAGTTGTTATCTCTGTTTCTTCCTTGCCGGATAACAAGGCAAATAGCATAACAAAGATTTTTTCAAACTTTTCAGCAAGCTTTTTTCTATCTTCCTTTTCCTCGTCAGATAAATCCATCTCACCAAAATATGTATCATAATCTATGTCTTGTATTTCATTTTTGTTAAGTGCGTGGATTTCATCTGCCATATCAAGCTCCAAAATAAATTGACAGCCAATTATTCATCGGCTGTCTTTCCATTGTTCTTATCATTGTTATTATTGTTAGATGTAGCTGTTGTCGGCTGTTCCTCCGGGAATAACATTTCCATGCGCTTGGCGCTTTCAAGAGTGACTTGTTCAGGGTCGCTAAACATATCAATCGTCTTGACGGCTCTCTTGTAATTGATACCGCACCTAAGTAATATTTCAAGCACCTCTGCCTTAACAAGCATGTTGTCGAGCTTATTATGATTAATGTGTATCTCAACATCACTAGGCATAAGCGTAAAGCCCTTATTAATTCTCAGCCTGTTAAGAATAAGTCTAAGTGCCATTCTCTCTGATTTCTTAAGGATAGGCTCATTAATAGCCGTCCTAAGTCCGGCATCGTAATGTCCGTTTCTTAATTCTACAGCCGAGCCGGTGTCACCACCTGTGTTGCCCTGACGATTTGCGAGACCTTGAATACTTAAAAATCTTTCAAAAAGGTCAGTGAATACCACTTGTCCCTCTGTCTGATTAAGCTCGCTCGTCATTACATCAACATCAGCCTTGTTGTCTGAACCATTGTTAGATTTAACTACCAATGCTCCCTCTTGTCGCATTTTCCTGAATGTATCTATGTCAATCTCACAATTAACAAACTTCACCCATGCAGACACAAACTGCTCGACACCATTAATTCTGTCTGATGTAAGCACGTTAATAGCGTCTGTGATTGCAATAGTCATTTCAATATCAGATAATCGCCTTGCATTGTTTGGATATTCAATCACCGGAATTGCTCTGTTGCCGTTTATTCCACTTGCATAAATTTTGTCGTTGCGAATATCGAACCACTCATTGTCAGTGAACACATAATATATGTTCGCTCCGTTCTCATCCTCTCCGATTTGACAAGAGAATGCCGGACGGCCGTTTGAGTAGTACACAACAAACGTATACATTGGATTTTCAGAAGATAAGTAAAAATCGCTCTCGTCAAGCAACTGTCCTTGTCCGTCATCATTACCGATGAATCTGTAGCCGGTACCGCATATGCTTCTCCAACGATGTATGTCTATGTCGCACTCTTGTTTGCTTTCAGAGTCCATCGTGATGTTAAGCTGTGTGATTTCTTCCGACTTATGGTTATCGGTGCCACGCAACACATATTGGATTGGCTCGGCACACATTTCTGCGGTTTTGCGCTCGACAAGCTCATACGCAAGATTTACAGCAATCTTGTTATTGATTTCCGGGCGGTTCACTTTCTGTCGATACAAAATTGGTTGGTCACCACGATAGTATCTGTCAAGATACTCAATCTCAATAGCGTTTTGCTCGTGAATCACAAGTGCTTTATTCAGTTCTTCGATTATGTTGTTTTTTGTGATTTGCCTTTTCCTCGTGAAAATAACTTGTCTGCCGTAATTATTCTGACAGACAGCTGAAAAAGGTCTTACGTTTTTATGAGCATATCTATACATCAATAAAACCTCATGCCACTTGCAGAAGTTCTTTGCGGAACCTCTTTTATTTGAAATTCTTGTGTGCCAGCCCAAAACCATATCCATTTACGGCAGTGCGTACACATTACCTTGTGGTGCTTCTTATCATTTTTATTCACCCACGTTAATAGCTTTCCGCAACGAGGGCACATTACACTTCGTTTTCCTGTTGGTACAATATTCTGATTATTCATGTCACCCTCGATTCACTAGAAATGGCACCCACAATCTGTGAGTGCCATTTCTAAAAGAGATTTTCGCAATGAACGAATTACATTTTTTTCATCTTACACATTATCACATTATAAGCGAACCGAACGAACAAACTTACATTTTTTTAAAAAATCTTTCAAACTCCATTCTTACGCTATCTGCTGTGGCTTTACCGCCAAGCGCATATGCCGTCTGTAGCCATGATTTATTTTCCAAAAATCTAAAATTAATTATTCTTCTCATTCTGCTATCATCAAGGCTTGCTATGAATTCCTCTACATCGTTTGTCTTTTCAAGCAAATCATCTTGTAAAAGCTGTAACGTAGTCATTCTTGAATAAAGTAGTGTACGCTTGCGTCCGTATTCAGGATAAGGTACACCCTCGATTTTGAAGTGCTGTGTGCCACCCATACCGCCCGACACAGTGTCAATCACGCTTTCTCCGCTTTCTATCTTTTCAAGGTCGTCTTGCAATTTAGCAATTTTCTTTCTAACCTCTTTGATTTCCTCTTGCAAGTCTGAATACTGTGATAAAACTTCCTTTGTCATTAATAAAGCCCTCCTCTGAACGGATTGTGTACTGCTTCAACCTTTGCTATCCGCTTTTCCCTAAAAATCATATCGCATAACTGTGCAGTAGAATCCACACCATCATCATGTTTCATTTTGCCCTCATATGTGCAAGAAAGAACGTTTTGAAAATATTTCTTGTATTCCTTAGTTTGTCTTTCGAGTTTTATGAAATGCAGTTTTCTTATATCCGGCGCATGATTTTTAATTCTGTCCATTTTTGCAGTTTTGTTATCTGCCGGGTCATGGCTTGTCAATATTGGGTAGCAATCTTTCTTCCATATTTTCTCGCACTCCAAACGATAGGCAGATGTTGTTTTTGTTTCCTCAAAATGTACCTCTGCTGTTTTATTCGGGAATTTATCTAAGTGACTTTCCATTCTGCTTGTTACTTCGGGAATTGTTATATCCTTATCACCATCGTTATATACAACATCTACGATATAGTATTCCTTTTCAATCTCATAGCAAATCGGCATTGATACAAAGTCTCCACCGCCATATGCCGGGTCGTTTGCTGAAAAAATTCTATCAGGCCTTATTCCCTCAATTTCTGCTGGGTCAAAAAAGTTCATGTTGTCAATATTAAACATCTGACCTTTTCTTTCTATCGGTTCTTGCTGATATTGGGCGAACCATGAAGCCATATCGTCATTATCTTCAAATGAAGCCATTCTGCGCTTATAATCTAATGTGGAATATCCCAATTTGTAGGGATAATCAAAATTGCTCTCATTGTTTTCATTAAGCGCCGGAATTATGACCTCTCTATGACGTATGTTTTTATATTCAGGATTGTTTGCAAGCAATTCCAATCTGCGTCCTTGAACATCTTTCGGCGCCCATCTCGTGCCTATTCCTAGCAACTTTGCTTTGCCGGGTTTAATTCTCGGCATAAAGTTATTATCAAACTTTCCCCAAACTGTAGCCTGTCTATCCTCGCTTAATGCTTCATCAATACCACTAAATAAATCATCATATACTCCCAAGCCGTCACAGTCACACGCTCCGTTCAGTGTTCCGTATATAGAGCGCATCGTAAATGTTGGGTATGTTTTTTTACGCAAGAAGTCTATCGTAAGGTCTTTTCCATCTGTGATAGCTTTTTTCTCTACAATTTTAGGGTAAATATCTTTATATGTGTACGTTGGGTCATTTACCATTTCTAATGTTCCATCGTAAAATCCTCCGGTTATTTTGTCGGAATATGCCGAATATAGATTTGACCTCTCAGGTCTATTCGAGCCAAACCACAAATTACCCATTTTAACGATTTGAGTCTTTCCGATACGTCCAGGGCAGAACACCATGCCCTCATCAAGTTTGTCATCGTACAAATCTTGAATAAGCTGTGCGACTTTGCTTAGTGGATTTCTTCTTGGCAGATAAAATCTTTCCCATGGTGGACGATTTTTTTCCATGTAAATCATAAAGCTTTCAAACTTATAGTGAGCTTCCATCAGGAATAAATCAAAATAGTGATTAACTAAGTCATATGGTGTAGTCTCATGCTTGAAATGGTAATAATCCAAATCCCAAATAGTACCGCCTGTTTTAGCCGTGCAGAAGCCCTCTATAAGCTCTTTTGCCCTCTTAGCGAGTTGTAGTCCATACTCAATATCTTTCTCGCCGTTTATGGCTACACTGCAAGCGTCTACATAGGCATTAATTACTTGCTCGTCTATTCCATTTTTCTCTATGTAATTTTCGTAACTATCAACTGTGGAAATAAGGCTCTGACTAGCCATAAGAAAAGCACCTCCACTTTTAAAAAGCAAAGGTGCTTATAGACCTCTGCCTATAACTGTTTTAGGGTAGCGTTGCAAACTTATATGCAACGGTTCTGATATTTTATGATTGTTCTCCGTAATAGAATCCAGTCACTTCATAAAATTTTTTAGAATAAATTATGTAACTGTATTGGTTACTTCCCGGTCTTTTATAAGCTATTCCCCAATCAACAAGCTTATTCTGCAATAGCAAACGTACTGTCTGAGCGTCAACGTTCAGAGCTTTTGCAGCAACCGCCACCGGAATATTAGCTTTCTTAAATACAAGATTGTCCATCGTCAGTTTTCCTTTCTAAAGAAATCTTCTTGAAAGAGTCTTCGTCTGTCTCTTGCTCAGATTTTAAAAAATCACATATGTATGCAAAATCACGTAAAGCTCTCCCATTGTCTCTATATGATACCCATGATTTATCTGTTGTCAAATCAAAAATTTTCGCTTCTAATAAACCTGTGATTTTGCTATATAGATGGCAATATTGTTCTTCTGAAAGATTTGGGAAATATTCCCTTAATATTTTAAATGCGCATTCGCTGAATCTGTCAAGTGCAGCTTTTTTATGTTCGTCAAGGTTTTTATATTCTCTTCTTAAGCGACGTTTAATAATAAATATCTTAATTTTTTCTTTAAGCATATCAAATTCTTACCTTTCAAATTGTGTAAGTCTTGTCTTTTGGCTTGACTTTTCCTTTTTCTTTTCCTTTTTCGTAATTTTTTATAAATACTACTTTACCGCTTTTATAATGTCTGTAATGTCCTCTTACACTCCAACAAGGGCAGTTTATTTTATTTTTCCTTTTCTCGTTTTTGGGTTCTATGTAAAAATAATTGCATATATCTGATAACAGGAAAACTTTTCCATTGTCATTATTTTCCTCTAAATCATTTTTTCTTTTGTAGTCATAACATTTTCTTACGGATTTTATTTCTTTTCTTTGTCTATCTTCTAATAGTTTAATTATCTGACGCATTATCCTGTCAATATAATATCCTCTATCATAATTATCTCCATCGCATCCAGCATAAGCAAAGCAAATACCATCATCTGACACATATTCCATGTTATATGCTTTATCGTGTTCATATCTGTCTGAATATTTAATCAGATTTATTTTACCTCTATACGCATATCCATTAAAAATTATATTTTTATTTATTTTTACAATCGTTTCTACATTTCCCAAAGAAGAATCAAAAAAATTTAGTTTAAATTCGTCTAAAATAAAATTAGGGAACCCGAACTCTTCCGTTTCTTTATCTTCAAAAACCCCAAAATCTATTTTATCCATAATATCACTCCTAAACCGATAGTCTTTTGCCTTTATCTTTCTAAGGGCAGCAACTACGATTAGTCCGTAGTCGGTAATATCACTTAATCAATATCTGCAATGCTTTCCACAAAACAGTTATAATAGATATATCTCTTACCATTAAGGTCAAACTTAACATATCCGCCATCGTTTGTATCAATGTCAATCTTGCCTTTGTATGTTGCAAGTTCTTTACCATCTGCCGTGTATACAGTAATTGTTCTTTGCATACCGCCATTTACATCACTTTTCATATCTGTTACCATTCTGTCCCATGACGCACATCCGGTCATTCCAAAACACAATGTCAATCCTAATACAACTGCTATAATTTTCTTCTTCATAATTTCTTCCTTTCTGCTCGTATCAAATAATATTTAATTTCTGAAATGTCTTATATATTTTCGGGGTTTGAATTGCAAGCCAGTCAACCATTTCCTCATTCTTCGCCCATGCACCATCAAACCGATTTGAACTATCAGACAGTCCGCTCTCATTCAGAAAAGCGTGCATAATTTCATGTCTTAAGGTCTTTTTGCGATATATTTCCTGCGCTTTTTCGTCCATGCCTACAAAGTATTTTTCTTCGGACATATCGGCAACTACAATCAACTTGTTTTCTTCTTCACAATAGCCTGCAAGACCTTTTTCCTCCATGTAGCTGTCCTCTGATACTTTGTGGGTTTCGATTCTGTATTCTGTTCCAAGAATATCTATTTTCATTGTATTACCACAAACAAGAAACTCGTTCTGTGATACTTTTCTTTCCGAGTGAGCTTTGTCTAATTCTTTTTGAAGTCTTGTTATTTCTTCTTCCATTGTTTTAATTATATTTTGGCTTCCCATATTCTCACTCCTTAAAGCAATCTCTTAACGCTTGTCTGTCTACCTCGTCATCTGCCTCGATAACAGGTTCATCTCCTAAAGTGGAACAATCTATAGACTCGCCATTTCTACCGCCTATTTCGTGTGATTGTGCTTCTCTAAGTGCCTCACGCTCTATTGATTTAATTACTTCTGCCATGCTCATTATAATAAACCTTAAATCCTTTCATTGCATAATCAGAAACAGCCTTTTTCAGCTCCTCATGGGTGGAATAGGTCTCTTTCAAAAGAATAGCCATGCCTTTTTTGCTGACCGCATAAATTCCAAACGGAACCTGTTTACTTGCAATATGTAAAACAGCTTTTAATTGTTCTGCCTTCATTTCATATACGCTATTTCCGACTGTCAGTTTCATTTCCCATAAACCTCTCAAAATCTTCCATGCATTTATAGCACAAGTCGTATGTGGTATTAAAAATGCCGTTCTTTGTAACCGAATTTCCACACAGTATTCCTTTTTTAATTTCCACACCGCACCTGTCACAAGTGCACCATTTTCTTTCATGCTCCATTTTTCATAAACCTCTTGAACTCTTTCCTGCACTTAGGGCATAAATCGTATTGGATATTATCTCTCCATATAGCCATTGGAAACACTTCCCTTGCTAAATCTTTGGCTGTGCATATGCTTTTTTCGTAAAGAGGTTTTACCTCTCTTGTTTTGATATATGCACATTTTTCATCGTAGCGTATTATTTCTTTTCCGCACCTGTCACAAGTGTGCCATTCTTTTTGATGTTTCATTCTTCCACCGCCTATTAAACCAACCCTAGCATACATAAAATATCAAGCCCCGATATTCTCTCTGCACCCTTTCTTGTGTGCATAAGAATTTCTTTAAGCCTTTCATTTTCTGCATTGCTGTATTTATCTTTGTTATATGCTTCTGAAAAACAATAATATTTGCAATATCCGTAGCCCGCACCAAGCATGGTGCCGTGAACGCTCTTTCCGACAATATCATAATATTTTGGCACTTTTAAAATATCGTGTTTTTCATCTAGGGTACATTCCTTTTGTTCTGCTTTTAGCTTTGATTGAAGATATTTCAAAAAACTTTGTATATCCTGTTCTGATTTTGAAATATATAAAATAGTTTCTTTCATTCTTCCACCAACTTTCTACCGCAGATAGGGCAATAATCGATATCCATAACTTCCCAAAAATCAAAATAACTGTTAAACACACCAATCTGATACGTGTTATCTTCCGCTTGCATAATTCCATCTGATAAGTTTCTGTTTGGAACTAAGCTATAATCATCAGTATTCCATTTTGTAGGATTTTCGCAAAATTCACACATGCTTCTCATTTCTCCTTTGCCTTAAACAGTGTGTCAGGAAATGGAATACCTAAAAAATGCATATTTGCATATTTCCTAAATGTTGGCACGCTCATACCGGCTATCTTTGCAGCTTCCGCCTGTGAACATCTGCCATATGCGTATTCCATCAATCCCTCTCGGAATGATTCAATATTTCGTGTCTTAACTCCCTTTGCCATGTTTATACCTCCGTTTAGTATTCAATAATGCCTTGTGCCAACTGTAGCAGATAGTCGCTTTTAGCAAAATGCGTTATCGAGTAGTTAGTCTCCCTTCTATGTGTTCGTCTGAAATGCTCGTTAACCATTCTATCAAGCCCAGTAAGCCCTGTTTCGTCTGTTAGGTAAACATCTGTACCCTCAAAGTGATTATGCTCCGTATCGGTCACATTAGAGAGCGACAGGCATACATTAGTCAGTGTCTTATCGGTCAAGATTGGGTGAACCTTGCAAAAATATGTTTCGTACAGGTTCATGTATCTGCAAAATGCGTTTTTGACTACTTCTTCGACTGTCTTGTTTTCAATGTTGTTGTCACATATTTCAGAGAATCTATTGAGCATATCATCTTTCTTTGCTTGCATATCCTGTCGGGTGACTCTTGCCGTCTGTTTCTCGGAAACAGATGTATGTACCTCTCCCGTAATCTCTGAATTATAGTCTCTGTTTATATTCTCTGTAGTAATCTCTGGTAATGGTCTGTCACATTGTCTTGTCGATTTGTCATTTTGTCCTCATCGGAATTAAATTCATCCACAAGCTCTTGTAATTTTTCAGTATCTATTGTGTACCACTTTGTTTTATCAATACCTAATTTGTTATAATTAGCAGATACAACGACTCCTTTATTTTCAAGCCTTGTGAATGTTCTCTGTATCGTTTTTTCACTCCAATACGGAAAATCTTTAGCTTTCCAATCACTGTATGAGTTATATACCCAATATCTGTCGTCAATAAAATTTTTACCGGCTTTTCTGTTAATTCCTAGCCAATAATTTAGTTGATTTAACACTATTGCTTCGTTTAAATCTCCTAAAACAAGTGCTAAATCAGTATTTATGATAAGTGTCTTTGATTTGTCTACAAAAAGTTCATTAAAATTCATAATTTACCTCCGTACCGATAACTCCGTGATTTATATAAAAACAGTTGTCAGGCGGTCACGGTTCCGCTTTTCGTGTTGCAATCACTAGGCAACTGATTTTACCGATTTTTTGAAAAAGTAAGATACACTCCATCAAAAGGTTTCCCAAAACACATTACAGAATTTTGAAGTGTCTCACCCCATTGCTTTCAGTCGCGCGTACCTACTAGCAACTTGTTTTTGTGTGTTTTCTTTTATTTTTCCGAAACTGCTATATTGCAGACCATCAGCATTACGCAACCGCTATTCAAGATATAGCAGCTCGCACTAAACCAACGTATGATTGATGCGGTGTGGATTTGAACCACACATGAGCAACACCGAGATTCACTCAAACCGAGATTATTATATTTGCCCTTACTGATAAGCGTCTACCCATTTCGCCACACATCAACAATCGGCAAGGCTAGGAATCGAACCCGCGACAAATCAGCTAATAGCCGACTGCTCTACCACTGAGCTACATGCCGATAGTAAGGCAAAACTAATTAGGCTAGTTTTGCCTCTGCATGAAAAAATTCAACAAAGGGGAAAAGCAGAACCCCTATTTGCAGAAATATCTGCAAGCTGACTTGATAGGACTCGAACCTACAACTACTTGATTAACAGTCAAGCGTTCTACCTGTTGAACTACAAGCCAGTAATGAGGGTGAAGTCTAAGGAGTGGCAACACCCTCCGGAGATATAAATTTGTATGTGCTGTAGGAAAAGAACTAGCGAAACCTACAGCAAAGGACATGTGAGGAATTGCACCTCACCTAAGACTCACTGATTTGAGTTGCCCTAGTTTAACAATTAAAGGGGGTATATATGTCTACTCTGCCTATTACAGATGTCTTTACGACAGGTTGGTTTTCACGCTCGTGTATTGTGGGATTATACACGATTAAACCCTCACGAGCCTTGTGACGGCTCTTAACAGCTTTCCACTATGAGGGTGAAAGGAACTACTAAGTCCAATGTCGGGGAACCAAGTAAACCCCGAACAGGGCATGTTGGATTTGAACCAACGTATGCAGCAGTCAAAGTGCTGTGCCTTACCGCTTGGCGAATGCCCTATATTTACTGCCACATGAAAGCTATGGCAAGTATCTGACCGAACATTACCGCAATGCCAAGAAATCTTGTACTGACTGTCACATTTTCGTTTAATGTGGCATTTACCATTCCAAAAGCAATTAATGCCAGCCATACTGTTGTTGCAATTTTTAATACAAACATGATTTACACCTCAAAATCTAATCGTCTTTATTTTCTTTCAATACTGCCTCAGTTATGCACGCAAGAGCTAAAAACACTATTGAAACAGCCATCGAGCATCGGTCAGAAAAGAGTATCGCATGAAACATACAGAATAACATAATCCATGTAAAAATACCTTTAATGAACATTGGCAAGTATCTGTCAGCAATCTTACTGAAAATCTCCCATCTATGCTTAGATTTAAGCTCACGAGCTTTAACCATGTACCATGAAGCTTTTTGTATATCTTGCGTGAAGCTATCTTTATGCCCGGCACGATATTTATACTTGTATGCAGTAATCTCACACCATTTAGCCACATCCTTAAGCCCGTAAATGTCAATCATTTCATCAATGCACTCTTTACGATTAGGCAAGTTGTAGTGGCTAGGGTGATTTACCATTTCGGAATTAATTTTATTAGACTCAAATCCTGTTAATTTCATCGCTGTTAGCTCCTTTACTGTTATATATTATATATAACTAATATTTTATCGTAGTTGTATGTATATATATTATTATTGTGTATGTTGTTTAATTAATATATAACTTATGTTATAATAATAAATACTGCTTGGTGCGATTAAGGTATGAGTAAGAGCCTTTTTGTTTTGGCGGATATTTTGGGGGCTAAGTGGGGCGGTTTGCCGCTTTTCATATATACCCCCAGGGCACCCAATGCGCACTCTGTTCAGTTCTCAAACATCAAGCATTTTAAATTGTATCTATTGCATATACAATTCATCTATACCCTTTCAACTCTTCGCTAAACAACTGTTTTGTGCATAGTTGTAATAATTCAGTAGCTCTCAAAGCCTTGTAAATCAAGGGATTAGAATTGTATCTGTTGTATATACAATTACTTGGCATTATCAACCATATTGTTATTCGATAATGCTTTAATATTCTGACTATTTGAAGCGCCTAACTGTGGTAATTCATTAGCGCTTAATGCTCTCGCTTGTGTGGCCTCGTAGCCAATTCCCGGCTGATTCATACCAAATTCATTATTACCAACGAACATAGCACCGACAGGAGATTTATTGTCGTATGCTCTATCCTTGATACAATCTTTACGGATTCCTTGCAATTTTTCCCAAATCTCATAACTTTTAGGACTTGACTCTTTATTTAGTCTCCAATTATCTATAACACCGCAATCGATATTACACCAATTACTAAAAGCTACAGTACTACATAGCTTGTTATATTTATCACTAATATATATATATTCATCACATATATTATTTAATATATTATAATTATATCTATTGTAGTTAGTTAACATACATGTATTATCATATAACTGTTTATCTTTTAATATACTGTTATCATTAAATATAATTTCCCCAACTCGTTTACAAACAGCTTTCCACGGCCTTTGACCCTCGCTTTTTAAATCGTCAATCTGCAATTCCTGACAAGCCTGATCTATAGCCCTCTCAAAGTCCTCTCGATAAAGTTGGAAAGTGCCAAAATCGGCAATTAAATGTTTACTTATATTTCCTTTAATTTTTTCCATTTTAGCACCTCAAAATCATAAAATAAAAAAGCCCGCACCACCTGGAGTAATTCCAAGTGACACAGGCTAACCGGCATCTGCTTATTAATTAAATTTAAAATAATAATAATCAAATATACTTATTTTGTCAATATACTGATTATTGTGTATATAACAATAACTGTATTAATTAATATATACCACATCACACACATATATATTAATTTATATAAAAATAAAAAGCCGGTCACAAAAACCGACTTTAAAAAACACTTGCCATTATGTCAAACTGTGGTAAAATAAGAATGTCTTTACAGCCGAATAGCTTTTTTGCGGTCTCTTTATCGAATGCTGGGGAATAATCGCCCTGAACCATTCCCAAAATTTCAAATCCGGCAAGTTTGCCACATTTATATGTTTTTTTAGTTATCAAAAAGTTTCTCATACTCTTTATACCTCCAATAAAAAATAATATTTAATTGCTACACTGATATATTAACATATGTAATACATAAATGCAATACATAATTGCAATAATTTTTAAAATGGGCACTCATTGTTATTGTTGTTCTTTTCCAGCTCATCCAGCTTATCCAATACTAATTGATTTACGAATCCATTAATTGTAAGCCCTTGCGCTTGTATCCGGTCTTTTGTGCCCTTTGGTAAAGTAACGCTTATTCTGTCGTAGCTCTCTCTTATTCTGTCATTTTGCTTTTGTATACGCTTCTTGTAGTTTTCAATAATTTTCTTTTCATCCATTTTTTACACCTCATTATATAAATTAATAATATCAATAATCATTGGCAATAATACTATAAATAATATTGCTATACATAAATATATAATAATTAAATTATTATGTCAATAATAATTCATTACATAATATAAATAATAATAGTTATTTCTTATTATATGCATTAATTCATTTATTATTGATTTTACTATTGCATTAATGTAATTAAATTTTATTGCAATATTTTTTAATTTATGTATTGACATTACATAAATACAATGCTATTATAATGTCAAGTCGAAAGGCAAGGAACAAAATAAAAAAGCTCATCGCGCAGCCGGCCAAAGTTACACGATGAGCACCAAACAAAATAATATGAAAGGCGCGTATATTATAACATGCGTGGGAAAAGGTGTAAACCATGAGAAAATTAAATTGTAAAGAAGTTAATGAGGCATTAAAAAAGGAAATTATGGACAGTTACGAAAGCGCAGAAGAATATTACACATATGACGGCGCAGAGATGAAGACAGAATACAACGACATCTGCAAGGATATTTTAGAAGCTTTCAAGCGCGAAAAACTTGACAATGATTTGAGATATGAGGCCGGCAAAATGAGCCGTCAAGACTTGTTTATTGACTGGATGCAAGGCATCCCGACAGCGTTCCCGGTTGCTGATGATATTTTTTTAGGTTTTGCAACTGAATGGTTAGGAAATATCCTAGATGAGACAGAGACAGAAAAGCAGAAATATAACAATAGCAAGGCGGAGCGTACTTCTTGCTTGATATTATACAGAGAACTAAACAAGCACGCGCAAAAAGCAAATTAGAGGGGGCACAAACCATGATTAATATAGACATGTGGCACAATGACAAAATAAAAGCGGTTGAAAAAATCAATATATTTTTTAACGATTTGACCGGGAAATATTGGGGAAATTGTTATATTAACAATAAAGCTATTGGAGATTTTACCGCGGACAGCTCAACAGACATCGAAAAGACTTTCGAGCATTTAGCAATTAATTGGAATTAAGTAAAATAAGCCGGTGCAAGTTCACCGGCTTTATATTAAAGAGGTGGAGAAAATGAACAAAACAAGGATTGATTTTAAAAATTATGAAACTGTAGACAGTGGCGCAAAATTTTACAAGGGCAAGGACTGCGAGGAAGGTTTTTATCATGTTTGTGATGAATACGCGCCGGGCGGTACTCGTTTACTTGAGTTTATGCCGGAAATATACAAGCATGACATAAGTGTTAGTTTTTGTCAAACCATAAACGGACATAGCGCAATGCAATCTATCAAATTTTGCCCGATTTGTGGCAAACAATTAGCATATTAAGGGGGCGCAACTATGAGAGACTTTATCGAGCTTTTAAAGGCTTTCGGGCTTTTTGCGTCATGCCTTGTAATTGGGTAGGGCGGTTTATTTTTATTTTTTTATTAATTTGTGAGGTGCAAATATATGTTTGATTATGAGACCGGATATTATGAATATAACTATAGGACTTTAAGAGAAGCGCAAGAAGCGAAAAAGCAAGCCGGCAAGGGCGCAAAAATAACAACTTTTCTAAGTACAAACGAAAACATGGAAATTGTAACAATTTATAAATTGACCTTTAAGGCGCTTTTTAATGGGGATAAAATGAAAATACCAAAAATATATAGTGGTGAATACTTATGCTGTTTACCACCTGAGCTATACCGCTCTATTATTGACGCGGTGGAACTTGCAATTAGCAAATTGTATTTATCAGACAGTGACAAAAAAGAAGCTCTTTACAATGCTAATTGTGAAAAGCTGTACAACTTAACGGATACTATTAATATAGTTTTTATTTAGCTAATAGCGATACAAATTAACATGGTGTATTCTAGCCGGTTCGATTCCGGCTATTAGCTTTATATATAAGGCTTTTTGGGTCTTATATTATCAATTTAATTATTTTATTTATAGGTGCTTTTATACGACTTTACGACTGTATATATTGCACTCCGTCCGCGCGTCCGGTAAATAATCGCGTCAAGAGGTTTTGCAAATGCCTTTATATTTATATCAGGCTCAAGAGGCGCAACGCCTGAACAAATAATTGTGCGCCCTTATAGGTGATTTGCGTTACCACCTAATAAAAACAGATTAACGCACGACAGACCGCGAAAAGGTCAAAAAATAGCTTATAAATCATGTACTAAAACAGAAAAGAGGGTTAATGAATGGATAACGAACTAACTACGCTTGACGCTGTAGAACGTGAAATAAGAGCACGCTACAACGGCAAATATCAAAGCGCACCGGAATATCAGGCAAGCGAGCGCGCCACACGCAAAGCGATAACAGACATTTTTAGAGCTGTCGCAGAGTCGGGCGCATGTGACGATATTACCGCGCTTATAAGTGGCAAGGAATACCGCCGGACGGCTTTTACTAACTATCTACAGCATAAAAACTATATAAGCCCAATAATTAAGGCTTGTTATAGTTAGAGGGGGTGTATTATGTCTAATTATGAATACTTGGGGAAAAAGGAAATATATAAGCGCGTTAAGGCGCTAGGCTATGAAGTGCCAAAAATAAGTGACTTTAGTTATATCAAATACGACTGCATAGAGTGGATGGAATCACACGAACTAAAAATAACAGTTCAAAGGTCCGGTGAATGGTTGCAAGTCGTAGAAAAGCGCGCGCACGTTCACCCGGTCAGGCTATTTTGCGACTATCAAGCCGGAAAATATATAACGCGCTATTAGGGATGTTTATATCCCTTTTTAGTGTGTCCAAAAATCAAGCGTGCAGCCGTTGGAGCTGTCGCAAGTTATCCGGCTATAAGTCCGGGCGTATGTATATTGACAAATTAACAAAAATATTCTATGATTTTATGATATATACATTTAAGCCGTGTATTTGACGTTTTAAGGGTTTTTATATGTGTTAGCGTGTATTTTATCAAGTGCGCTATAATAAGCCACAAAACAAGCCGTTTACAACGCTTTGCGATATAGTTGTAGAGCTTTAAGCCGTCAAGCCGTGGCGGATGTAACATGTTACGAACTAGGCGCACCAACTCATGGAAAATGTTTGAATTTTCAGAAAACTTTGCTCAATTAAAGCGTGGTGCGAGTTCTTTGCAAGTTCTCGACAAGTTTTTACAAAATTTTGCGAACGGATTTTTGAAATCAAAAAAGTCAAATGTAGGGAGGTACTTCTCGAATCCTAAAATTTTTGGGAATTTGAATTTTGAATTGCCAAAAAATAAATGCTCTTGGCGCTATAATCACTCTCTCCTAGCTTCTCAATCAATTTCTGCCGTGTCATTTCCGGATTAGTCCGGTGTATGTATTCTAATAGTCTGTCTATTTTATCCATAGTATCTATCACTCCTAGCTGCTTTAAGTATCATGTCAACAATATCAAACACTTCATCCCCATATGTTGCTACAAAATCACACAATATCTCTTCCTGTTCGATAGGCAAATACACATCATAGGACATACAAATTGCGTGACATACTTCGTGTATCAGCACTTTGCGTTGCATAAATCCACGCAAGGCATTTGACAGATAAATTGTGTGTGCATTTCTATCAGTTACACCTAGCACAGAAACATTATCCGACCGCTTTAATTCGCCTGAATTTGAATTTTTATATTGTACTTGCCACATTGTACCATTGATGCTAAAAATCATCTGTATGCTCCTTTCCGAATGAAATAGGCTATGAATATTACTACTCATAGCCTTTAAATTTACAGCTTAGAAACAAGTGTACTAAGTTTGGTACGCATAAGATTGCGTTCTTCTGCCGTCATATCGCCAATAAGCTGTGTAATATCGCCACCAAGCTCTTTGATGTAGCCGTCAAGGGCTTTCATCTTATGTTCCTTATCCTCCGGCGTGTTGTTTTTATGCATTTCCTTAGTCTCTGTATAGTTTCTCTTTGCTCTGTCATAACCGCTTTCAATCGTATGTGATGAGTTATTGTCTGATACAACAGGCTCGGTATAATACATTCGCCCCATGCCCTTGTCCATGTCACGCATATATTCAGGATCGTTGTAGTTTACCGGCATGTGATAATATGGCGGTTCTTCATATCCTCTGCGTGTTCCACGACCTTTAGGGGCAAATCTGCCATTTGCATAGCGATATTGGTCGTAATATCTTCTGCCACTTTCTTCGCCATATTCTGCCTTAAGGCTTCTTAGGAGTTCTTTGTCGTACTCTTCTTCCTCTTCATCAGCTTTTTTCATAGCCTTGGAAATTATTGAATGATATTCAGCTTCTGCAAGGTCTTTTATCATATCTACGACCTGTCCCATCTCGGAAGTGTCAACATTCTCAATACCCTTATCAAACTCATTGACAGCTTTCTCTGTAAGGCACTCTTGCATTTTGTGCATTCTTTCAATGTGCATACTCTCACCCCCTACGCTTCACGAACAGCAATTAAGTTACTATTCTGTACTTCAATAGCCTGTGTAGATGTATTCTGCACCGCTACAGTACTGCAACAGCCACAAGGTACATCAACGTATGCCTGAGCCGAAACGTTAAATAAATTTTGTACTGCTGCCGGTGTAACTATCATTCGTGTTGACTGTAAAGGCTCTCCGTCTACTGCAATGGCAAGTGAGATAGCACCTACTGTACCGCCTGTAGGTATCTGAATGTTTCCACTATAAGATACTAAAAATCTAGCCTTACACTGATTAGTAATACCTCTTAGCTTGATAATTCCACTCCCCTGTCTGTGGACTATACATTTAGTTCCACATACCGGTGTTTCTGTAAATGCCACATCTTCTCCGGCGGCAACTGTTTGTAATGCAATTCCTGTTATTTCCATTATCTTTACCTCTCTTTCACAAAATAAGGGCAAACATTATAGTCTGCCCTTTATCTTCCCGACATTTGTGTCGGTAACATCAAGTAATACTGCTTAGCAGACATAATCTTGTATTCAGTTCTTCGAGTGGAAACTCGAAAGAAACTCGAAAGAACTCGATTAAGATACTCAATTATTCAGTTTTAGCAATTACAGCCGGTATTGCAACCGCAACCATATGCATAACCATAAAGGTTAGAAGCTGGGAAAGATGGAACCGGTGTAGGTCTTACTGCATCAATAATCTGATTTGTCTGCGCTGCCATTGTAGTAGTCAGAAGTGCGTTCTGTCTATCCTGTGAAGCAGCTCTTCTCAAATCGTTGTTCTCTGCCTGTAAGGTTGCAATCTTGTCATTTGTCAGGAAGTCAAGAATAGCTCTTGTTCCTGCCTGCTGGCTGTCAATAATATCTCTTGTATTATTGTTCATTGTGTTCTGTAAAGCGCAAGTGTTAGTTGCCATGTTGTAGTTTACACCCTGAATGGCTTCTCTCGTCTCGCAGCAGCAGTTAGCAAGCTGTGCCTGTAAAGCGTTTGTATTCTGCATATTAGCGACTGTATCAGCGTTTACTGCCTGTTGTATGCCGTAGCCTGTCTGCATGATGTTTGTGTTGATTCCATTGAATCCGGTAAGCATACCGTTATTCACGGCATAAAAACCATCACACAATCCATTAGAAATTCCGTCAAGTTTGCTGATAACCGCCTGATTGTCAAAACCTCTTTGTATAGCTGAATCAGTGTAGCCTGCGCCGTTGCCATTTCCACCGAAACCGCCCCAGCCGTTATTGCCCCAGCCAAAGATTAAGAGAATTACAATCCACCATGCACCATCGCCCCACATACCATCGTTATTACGATTATTGCCTGTTACTGCGGCAATATCTGCGAGACTAACTCCGTTTGAATTAAACAT